AGCATTCAAGCTAACGACGATGATAAGAATGGAATCCACCTAGTTGCTGTACCGAAAGGAGATAGTGGAACTGGAACGCTCCGTGGTTTCCACCCAAGTCCAAGGCAAAAGCCAGATCCTAAATGGGGTCAGATGAGTAGAACGCACGTTGTGCTGGACGAAGCGGAAGAGGTTCCTGCTGGAGTGTGGGAAGGTTTGCAAAACATTCTGTCTGCTGCGGACACGAAGGATTCCAAGGGACGCATCAAGATTTTCGGCGCATCAAACCCGAAAGACAGGAATAGTGAATTTGGAAAACGATGTGAACCTGCGCGAGGTTGGCAAAGTGTAGACTGCGAAGAGGATTTTGAATGGGATAGCAGAGAGGGGTGGCACGTATTGAGGTTGGATGCGGCAAAGTGCGAGAATGTGTTGGAGAAGGAGATTGTTTACCCCGGCTTTCAATCCTACGAAGGCTACATGGCATACGAGTCAAAGGGTAGGACTGCCGAGTATTATTGCGCGGATACTGAAACAGAAGTTTTATCTAAAAAAGGTTGGCTGAAATACAATGAAGTAAAAATTGGCGATGCAATTTATACTGTAAATCCTGATTCTGGATTAGCGGAGTGGCAAGAAGTCAAAGAAGTTTTTGCAAAGCATTATGAAGGCAATCTTGTTTCAATGGAAAGCCGACATATGTCTGCGCTTGTTACTGATAATCACAGATGGGCTATAACAAACAAACAGATATTACATTCAAAAAATAGATTGCGTCTAAAGATAAAAGAAACAAAAAACCTTGCGAAACATGACATGATTCCATTGTGTCGAGAATCTATTGATAGCGAAAATATATATGACGATGATTTTGCAGAACTAATTGGATGGATTGTAACAGATGGAAGTTTTAGTGAAAACAATAGGGTTTTTATCTACCAATCACAAAAAGCAAATCCAGTTAAATGCGACAAAATTCGGGAACTCTTAATAAAAATAGGTCATCCATATCAAGAGGAAACTTATAGCGGAATAATCCATTTTAAATTTTCAAATCATCTTGGAAAAAAAGTTAAAAATGCAATTCCAAGCAAAAAATTAACAATAGATTTTATTGAAAAGTTAAGCAATTCTGGAAGGCGAAGGCTTTTTGAATCAATGGTTCTTGGAGATGGAGGGATTCAAGGCGGTAGCACAAAATACATTTGCACAAAAGATAAAGAGCAAGCTGAAATTTATTCTATCTTGATAAATCGAATTGGAATGGCAAGCCGAATACATGAAAGATTTATCAAGGGTAATTTTATAAAACAAACAAACTATCAGACTAGAGGATGCACAATGTATTATGTTGATGCATTGGAAACTAAAAATGTTCGTATCCAATATATGAACATGAAAAAAGTTTTATATTCTGGCATTGTTTGGTGTCCAAGAACTAAAAATCAAACCTTCTTCGCAAGAAGAAATGGCAAGTGTTATTTTACAGGAAACACGATGGCGCGAGGATTCTTTCCGCAAGAAGGTATCTCGATGGCAATCATAACCCCTGCCATGATGGACAATGCAATGGGTAGTGTGCGGTTTATTGGGCCTGTAGTGCCTCTAGCAGCGTTCGACTTGGCATTGGAAGGGCGAGATCAAGTTGTCTGCTCATTCGGGCGATACGGACTCTGTGATGGATGGACTCCACGGGACGGACAATTCCGTGAATTCAAAAAGCCCAAAACGTGTTTGCAATTAGACTCGCAAATGCAGTTTCCCAAACTAGCGACATTGGAACAGACCGCAGAGATTATTCGCTTCGCAAAAGAGATGCGGATCGGTGCTAATTGGTTATGTGTGGATCGAACTGGAAACGGAGCGGGAATCCACGATGCATTGAAATCGCTTTACGGAAGTGAAGTCATGGGAGTGAACTATTCTTGGGCTAGTTCCGAAACACATATCTTGGGAGATGATACGCAGAGGGCCAACGAACTTTACTCTGGAGTAGTTACAGAATTAATTTTTGGACTTGCTAAATATCTGGAGTTTGAGTATTTGAAAATTTCACCGAGCTTCCGTACCGAGGAGTTGGTTCGACAAGCTACTTCTCGCAGGTACAAACAGCAGGGACAGGGGCTGGTGAGAGTCGAGAGTAAAGGAGATTATGTGAAACGCACTCGCCAAAATAGTCCTGACGCACTCGATTCCCTGTCCCTGCTGGTCTACCTAATGCGTCAACGTGGAGGAGTGGTTGCAACGATGACTGAACCGAAACCAGAAAAGTTTGTTTTCCAAAAAAAACATATTGGAATTGAAAATTACGAATACGTTGATTTTAGCAATTAATTTAATAAATAAGTAAAATTTTGCTTGCTATCGTTAAAAAACTGACTTAAATCTCAAGAATTCATGGCGAAACCGATAATTGGAATGATCCCGCCGGGGGGCTGGCATTACTACGATGGTGATGCAAGACTCACTGGATTTAGTTATGACAATCTTATTGAGGTTGTCACAAATTATCGTGCCGAAAATCACTTGCCTGTAGGGGATGTGGAAGGTGATGTTAATTCATATATCTGTTCCAAGAATCCTAACTTCTGTCATGGAGTAGACATGGTTGTTGTAACATCTGTGAATACACCTAGTCAAAAAACAGAGTTGCTAAACGACATTACTATTTGGGCTAAAAATGTCATCAATTCTTCAAAAGAGGTTGCACTTGTATCCAACGATCTGGCAGAGCAACGCGCAAAGATTTGCCTTAACTGCAAACAAAATGTTCAATGGAAAAGCGGATGTGGTGCTTGCGTGAAAGCAACGGATAGGTTAAGTGCGAGCATTAGGCAGGCAAGGGAAACAAAGACATCAAAAGCATTAGGTGGTTGCCTTCTGCTTCGTCACGACAATAAGTCCGCAGTTTTCATGTCCCGCGACAGCATTTCCCCATCAGACAATTTGCCAGTAGATTGCTGGCTAAATCTCAAATAATATGGCAGATACCAAACCAATTCCAGCAGAAGTAACCAATATCTACGCATCGAAAGCTGCAAGGATTATGAAAGCCTCGGACAAGCAGAGGATTTCTAACTTGGAAATAGTTGATAGCAACAATACTGGCGATGTTGTAAATCCCGAAACCCTGCAAGTTAAGCGTACGTTCAAAGACTGCCAGCAAGCCCATTCTGCCTATCGCAGGTTGAAGCAACAGAATGTTGAACGCAATCGCAAGAATCAACTTATCCAGAAAAAGCTCAACAATGAGCCTCCATATAGTGCGAAAAAACTGGAAAGCATGGGTCAGAATTGGCGCAGCAATCGCCCAACTGGGTTTTTGTCTACAATGGTTAGCCGCTTACAACCACCATTTAAGCAAGTAATTGAGCAGTCACCTACGCTTACTTACTCGAAATATCCAATGGAAGGGGTGAGTGAGGAACAAAAGACTAAAGTGTTCCGCGAAGAAATTACAAAGTGCATCCGTGGATGGAATGGACATGATGATCTCGTTGCACAAGTAACGCATGAGAACACAACATTTGGTTTTTGTGCCGTTTGCTGGGACGATGTGCGTGACTGGAAACCAGAATTCCTACGCCAAGATTATACCTTCTTTAGCATAGAAACCCCGCAGGAAGCGGATGCAACCCCGATCTGGGCTAGAAAACGCAGATACCAGATTGCTGAATTGTTGCCAGTGCTGGAGCAACCAAGACTTTCTGCTCTTGCTGGATGGCACATTAACAATTTGGTAAAGGCAATCAATAACGCAACGCCAGCAGGACGAACGCTTGATTCTGATGATGACGCTCGACGCTATGAAGACTGGATGCGAGAAGGATCCTATGGTGCATCTTACGAAAATGATGCAAAATATGTTGAGCTAGGTGAATTGTTGATCAAGGAACCCACCGGGAAAATCTCACGTTATCTTTTTGACGATAAGTCAGGCGATGAAATCTGCACACAATTGGATAGATACAACAAAATGTCGGACACAATCGCCCTATTCTCGATAGAGATTGGCAGTGGCGCATTGATGTCTTCCCGTGGTGCGGGACGTGATCTATACAACACGCATATCGCTATCGACAAAGCACGAAACCTTATTGTCGATAACTCGTATTTGCGTGGAATGCTATTACTTAAGAAAGGCCCAACCGCTAAAACAGGCATTCCTCCGCTTCAAGTAATGCATCCCGTTGCCTATGTCGCAGAGGGATACGATGTGGTTCAGTCGGCAGTGCCTGCTGATGTAGAAGATTTCATTAAACTTGACCAGTTTATGTCAGGTCTTGCTGAAATCCAGATGGGAACTTTCCTTCCCTCGTCTGTGATGAATGTTACTAGCGGTGACAAGACTGCATCAGAGATCAATCGCATTGCTGCTGTTGAAAATCAGATCCGCGAAGGCATTCTAATGCGCTGGGTGAAGCAATATTCCAAGGCAGTCGAGCGTATGCAACGTGGTATTTGCCATCCCGAACATATCAAAGCCGCATCTGAACTTAAAACACAGATTGATTTCGCTCGTTTGCAGAATCCTAACGCAATGTGGGCTAAAAAAGAGGTTGTCGAAGCGTTTGAACAGGCTCAATCCGAGATTCCATCGTTCCTAGTGCCATTTGAGATTCCTAAACATCTCGATGAAGAGGCAGTTTCATGCGTTTTGGCTATGTTGGAGCGCAATTTGCCACCTAGCGACATACTTTTGATGGCTTTTTCCCCAGCAGAGGAACTTCTACCGCAAACAGAGGGTCAAGACGCTGCAATTCTTGATCTTTTGATTCAACGCTACACAGGTAACCCACAAATTAACCAAGATGAGCTAATGAAACTCGATTGGTCACGCAAAGTGGGTGAATCCATTGCCAACCAAGTCATCCTGCCTAAAGATCAGGTTGAGGCGGTTGCAATTGAAGCGACTCGTCAGCAGATTATTGAGCTACAAAGCATCATTGCTGGAGAGGACATTCCAGTTTCGCCAAGAGACAATGACATCATGCATATCCAGACGATCATGGAGAAGCTATTCCCGTTGATTGCAAACGCTCCAGCAGGGTCTATGCCTCCAGAGATGGTTAAGCCTCTGCAATCGGCAGTTCAGCACTTTATTGGTCATGTGCAGAACGCAGAAGCGAAGGGTGCTGATAAAAAACAAATTGCTGAATATAAGAAGGCAGTCTCTGAAGCTATTAAGCATCTTACCGCAGGACAAGCAACAATTTCAGAAGGAGATTTGTTCCCAGCAGCAGCAGGCGGTGGCGGTGGTGGTGGACGTAGACCATCAATGGCACAGGCTACTGCAATTGGCGAAGCTGTTGGAACAAACAACCCATCACAAAATAACGCAGTAAATCAAGTTGCTGCACCACCGAAACCCGTAACCGCAGGATAATATTATGCCAGACAATAAACCATCATCGAAAATGGATCCTTCATCAGCCGTAAAAGCAAAGGATCTTAAACTTATTAAAAAAATCGAACCACTTCCTACAGCAAAGGATAAAGAAACCGAACTAGAAGATTTGCTTTCTGAATCTGAAAA